TCTTTGAGGCGAGCATCGGAGTAGTAGGCCGTGATGTTGTTGGTTGCGCGGATTTCACCTGCCGTGCCAGATGCAGGGGTGCCGACGCCGAGTCCAACGCATTTAAAATTAGAAAGTCCAGCGCCAGAACTCCAACCACCTACAGCAAATTGGTTGTCGGTATCAATACCAAAGTACGCAGCAAAGTTACCCGGTTTATGAAAAGTCATAAACGCGGCATCACCAACACCGTTACTTATTAGTTCGAGGCCGCCAAGACCGCCTGTTCCAGTCTGTAACGTGCCTACGTTCTGACTGCCAGCAAATACTTTTCTTACGGTGGATGTTTGAGTAGCATTTAAATACATCCCGTTTGTGACGGTTGCAGCGTTGCCGTTAATGCTTCCGCTGATCGTATTGCTAGAAGTCAGGCCGGTCGTGGTGATCGTGCCGTTGACTTGGAGAGCGGTGCTGGGCGAAGTTGTGCCAATACCGACGTTACCGGCAGAGGTAATACGCATCCGCTCAGAAGCGCCGGTCGCAAACGTAAGCACATCGTTTGTGCCGTTGAAGGCTTTTAACTGAACCTCGTTGCTTGCAGCAATCAACTGGCCTTTTGTGCCTGTACCATATTGCGCGGAAATTACGCAGTTACCGCCAGCGTTTTTAACGTCTAGATTGACCGTTGGCGTTACGCCAATACCGACGTTGCCGGAGGAGTCAATACGCATCCGCTCGGTGGGGGTCCATGTCGCACTACCCGACGGGCTAGTGGCAAAAACCAGAGTGCCCGCAAATCCTGCGCTGCCTATCGGATAAATACCCGCCTGCGCCCATCCACCGCTTTGCCCAAATAACAAGCCAGAATTCGCAAGAGTTTGCGCGCCGTCAGATTGACTGTTGAACACTCCAAAACGGCCACGCGTTGCATCGTTATATCCAACGGCGACGTTGCCGGAGGAGTCAATACGCATCCTCTCTGTGGCATTTGTTGCAAATCGCAATGGATTAGATCCATTTGTTCCAAGCCACGCGCCGCCCGAACTTTGACCAAACTCGCTACTTAAGCCGCCACCTCGAACTACATATCCACTACTTGTTGCATCTGATAGGTCAACCACTTTTACAAAAGCAACTGGAGAAGATGGCGAACTCGTCCCAATACCGACGTTGCCCGACGTATCAATCGTCATTCGGACATTTGCGCCGCCAGCGGTGACAAACCGCATATTGCCAGTCGCCCACAACAGCGCGCTCGCGTCGTAACCACCACCGATAATGTTTGAGTAGTTGCCGAAAGCAGCGACCGATGTGCCATTGTTGGCAACATAAACGCCACCGCCATCTGCTGCGCCGCTATTACCGCCGCCAACTCGTATTACATTGCTTCCTGTTGTAGCACCTACGTCCAACTTATAGGTAGGCGTTAACCCAATACCGACGTTGCCGGAGGAGTCAATACGCATCCGTTCGGTGTCGTTCGGCTTAAATAAAATGGGAAATGCGCCATCAGAAATGAGGCTAAAGCCATCACCGGCTACTTGAACACGCGCTTCTTTTGTGCCGTTCCGAAACAGGGAGAAGATTGACCCACTACTACCATTCAGAGATAGACCGCCATAGCCAGCCAAGTTGTATGGCGAACTCGTCCCGATACCGACGTTACCCGACGTATCTATCCTGACCCTCTCGCTGCCTCCGGTGTAAAAAGTTATCGGGACGTAAGTTCCGGTGCCGGTTATACCGCTAGTAATGCGAGTATCCCCAGCGTTAAGTATTTGAAACGCAGCAAAACCGCTGTTTGCAGGATCGGAAGAGCCAAACGCAAGCAATCCCGCAACTGTTCCGGTTCCATTCGGTAATGCTTGTATATTTGATGAGCCGTTTGTAACGCTGCTCTGAAACATTGGCCGATTAGCAATCGTCGCATTGCTAAAGTCGCCCGTGATGCGCTGGGCGGTGCCGGTGAATGCAAGGTTGCCGGACGAAATCGTGCTGCCGGTAGTAGTAAGGTTGCTGATGGTGGTAGCCCCGCCAGCAGCGATTTGAATGCCGGTTACCCCGCCAACTTGCAAATTTAAAGCGCTACTAGAGCTACCCGTGAGTATGATGCCACTACCAGTAGCATTGATGGTACTAGCCATTTATAACTCCTAATTACCTACGGCAGCGCCTAGTCAAAAATTACGTAAAACGAAACGTTAAACGCGTTGGATAACGTGGGGGCCGTCGTTATGTACCAGCCAATCGTATCTCCCGCAGCGAACGTCAACGGAGAGCCACTCCAATTTTGCGTAACTCCAACGTCAGCAGCGCCCACATTTGTTGCTGTCAAACGATAGCTAGTATTCGTAGCGCCATTCTTATAGACATCAATGGTTATGGTGCCGTCAATACCGGTGCCTGCCAACGTCGCTACTAACAACCTACCGGCAAACGGCATTCGCAAACCCTTTCCGGTGCTAGAGCCGTTACCAAAGGACATAACTTGACCTGCGGCACCCGTACCACTTCTTTCACAAACAAACGGCTGAACGATCCCGCCTAGTTTTCCAGCAGAACTGTTGGTTCCGTCCCATCCACCCGTTGCAATCACAGAGCCAGCAACGCTCAACCGCGCACTGCCGTATGTACTAGATGTGCCAATACCGACGTTGCCAGTAGAGGTAATACGCATCCTCTCGGTAAGCGTGTTTTCACCGGTTTTGAATATAAAGTTACCGGCAAACGGACCGCCTGAATCAATTACGCTACTTATTTCAGCGCGAGCAGTGGCATTGCTAAAGAACCGGAGGTACCCGCAAGTATTACCCGCGTTAGCGTTGCTGTTCCAAAGCGTAAGTACCGGGCCATCCGTAGTGCTGCTGGCTTTTTGAACAACCAATTGGCCGTAGGCGGCATTACCAGTGCCTATCGCAACGTTGCCACCGTTTGGCTGTAAAGCAAGGGAGTAGTTAACTGCATAGTTGGTACCAGCTCTTTGCTGCAACCAGCCTGTACCATCGGCGTAAGCACCGTAACCAATCTGTACCGTAGTTGCAGTGGCGGTAAATACCTGACTAGTATCAGTACTTCCACTAGTTGCGGGTCCTGCGCCAACAACTGTTCGATATGTCTGAAGCGAGCCTTGTCCTACGTATGGGGTAAAACCCACACCGACCTGCCCCGACGAGTCAATCCGCATCCGTTCGGTGCCGCTTGTCTGCCAAATGTGCGACAGCGCGTTTTTGTAATCGTCAGCAAATGCGGAGCCTGCTGCGTTGAGCGACGTTTGCAGCGTGTAGGCATTTCCGACGTTAAAGGTATAGCGAGACGTTTCCGCAACGTCTAGTTTGGTTGATGGTGAAACGCCAATTCCAACGTTGCCGGAGGAATTAATCCTCATCGACTCAACACCACCTTCGCTGAATGCAATCGTATCTGCGGCGGGAAAAAAGATTCCAGTATTCGAATCGCCGGTTGGCGCAATAGATGGAGCAGCGGCGGAGCCAGCCCCGATAGCAAGAGGATTGTTGAATGAGACATTCTGCGAAGCATCAATCGTCATCGCAGTTGTACCGGCACCTGATCCTGTCTTGATAACAAGTTGTCCGGTTGTATCGCTCGTAACTACATAACCGGTTGTAATCGTAGTGCCTGTAGATATCGTACTCATATGATGACCCACCTCTGCCCTGCGGCAACAGTAACAGTAGCTCCGCTACCCACAGTGTGAGGTCCTACAGTAAAACCGTTGTAATTAGTTCCAATTGTGTAGCTCGTGCCAGTCACGCCAGAGTTGACCAAAATACCGTTACTAGCACCAACAACACCCGCAGTGAGATTGCCCGCTATGGTGACGTTACCTGAAGCATCTTGGTTTACGGATTTACCGGCGGGATATACAACGAAGACACTCTTCGTACCGACACTTAGGTTGACCGGACTGCCGCTATTAGACGACGCCAGCACAGTATCTCGGGACAACAACGTGCCCGACGCAGTGTAGGTACCGATACCCACTTCCCACTCGTTCGCCGTTTGATGGGCAATCGTGTAGTAAGTGGTGTTTCCGTTACCAATGACAGCAAATGACTGGTAATTATTCACCGCTCCGTCAAGAGTCAGTGATCCTGTACCAGTCGTTTGCGAGGTTTCGTTTACTCGATCTGCGAGTACAAGGGGCATATTAAGCCCCCGTCAAATCGTCTTCCGCAAACCACCGCTGCTGAGTCTTACCGTCAACGTCCGTCCATTCGATGAGACAGTAGATAACACCGTCATCATCCATACGAAGTGCGACTACAGGCCCCTGCGGGATAACGGCTTTGACCTTAACGGCATCGCCTTTTTTAAACATAGCCATGATTACTCCTTATGCCGCATCGAGGCTAAAAGTATACGTCACGTTAAGCGTGTCACCAGAAGCAACTGAACGGTCACCGGGGGCTTGGAAATCCGAAGCCGAGAACAGAATGCCCGTGCTGCCGCCCTTAGTGTTATTGCTCACGAGGAACGCACCGCCAACCACCGCAGTCGCGTTGATGTTGAACTGTGCCGGGGAACCCGAGTTCGTAATGATTGACGGGTCAGCCAACGATGCCGCAGCAAACACAGCAGCCGGACGAGTCGCGTTGCTGTACGGAGTGATCTCAGTCCAGCCCGCGTGAGAGGCCATCGTGTCCGAACCTGACGGAGTGTTAGCAGCGCCAGCACCATAAAGTCCAAGGTACCAAGCAGCCGTATAGGTCGTGCCGGTGAAGTACTTGTTGTTCATGTCCTGCAAGCCAACGTCAACCACAAGGTTGTGCGACTCAGCGGACCACTTCAGGTTACCGTCCTTGTCCAAGCACTCAACGCGGTACACGCCACCAGCCGAAGCCTTAGCGGTCGAGCCGAGAGCCTTCTCTAAAGCAGCGCCAACTGCGTCTGCCGTTTTAGCCTTTTCGTTAAACATCTCAATAACTCCTCAAGTAAAGCGAAGCAGCGCAGAATTCGACGTATTTGGGGGCATCTGCACGGTGAAGGTGCCACTAGCCGTCTTGTCCGCGCCAAAACTCAAGACAGCGATAGACTTGTTGCCCTTGCTCACGTTGTAGATCAAACCACCTGCCGCAGTGAACGTAGCCGGGGTCCACACAACGTTGTTGAAAGTAACGTATACGATACCATTCGAAGCATTAATCGCTGCCCCAGTAATGGTCTGACCGCCCGCAACGTAACTTCCCCCCGTCACTTCAGCGGTCGTGGTGTACACAGTGGTGTCCTCGTTGATATTGGAGGAACTTGTGTACAGAGCCATCTTCAAAGTATCCGTAAGCAGGTTATGGACGCCTTGCAGCATCTCCTGTCGGAAACTCAAAGTCTGTGTCTGAAAAATAGCCATTAGCTAGTCACCGGCAAGCGGACTTGACCACTACGGTACGAGTCGCGGCGATTGAGGCCGTCACCCAAGCGGGCCAACTGTTGAATGGCTTCCTGATACTTCGCTTCGTAGTACTGCATCATGTCGGCTTCACCCTTCAAGTAGGTGTACGCCTCGCGCAGTGATCCGTAGAGCAGAACGTTCTCGTAGTTGTCGCCCAGCCACGAAGTGCCAGCCGTCACGATGGACTGCGGGTAGTAGTAATAGTGCATCTCGACTTGATACGCCAAATCTGGGGTCGGCCCCAGAATGAACGTGTTGTCATCGAAAATAGCGTAGTACTTAGGCTTGGCCTGATCGTCCGGGTCCGGATACGACTGGCGGATAAAGTTCACATCCTTATCGAGCAAAAACTCCTGAGCATTTGTAACCGGGTCGATTACTGCCAAGGAAAACGTAGCCAGCCAATCAGAAGGCAGCGTCAGGTACTTATTACCAATCGTCAGCGTACCAATCTGATTACGACGGATAGCCGGGATCTGAACGGCGTTATAAATCCGCTCCTCTGCAAGTTGAACGAACGTAGGAATATTGGCTACGAAGCTTTGCTCCGTAGATTCGCAATACTGCTGTATCAACGTTGTCAGAGAAGCGTAATTCATTAGCTCCAGCCTGCGCGGACCTTGCCGTTGTTCTGCAAGTTAATCTGAGACACGAATTTCGTGCCCTTAGTAGCAGCGCCAGCACCCTTCATTTTCATGTGGGTGACGCCCTTGTTCACATCCTTCTCCGGGTAGCCGTTCTCGCCAGTCGGATCAGGGTTGTGCTTGATCTTGCCGGGATTCAGTTCTTTCACGGTACTTACCTCGGGCCAGAAGACTTACGCATCGGGCTGCGTTGGTTCATCACCTTCGCCATATTCCGACCGTACTTCTTCATTTCGCTGTTGGTCTTGCCACCAGCACGAAAGCCTTTAGCGTTCTTGCCGTGAGCCTTGTTCGCCGGAAGTTTGGCGTGTTCCTTCAAAGTCATAGCCATCTCAATCTCCTAGGTCGTAACGACCGTCACCGTTCCTACTTCACCAGCCGGGGCCAGTGTGTTCGGAGTTAGTTCCGCATCGAAGGCTCTAGACCCACCGACCGGTGCCCAACCCCATTGTATCTGACGGCTACCATTAGCACCGTCATTACCGACCGCAAAATA